CTGCTTCAATAATGCAAGAAGTGTCTGGCTCGGCTCCTTGTAAGGGAGCGGCATAATATTGTCGCGGATACTGCCAGACGGTACATCTACATCACGGAACTCGCCGGGACCAATCGGTGTGTCATCGCCCTTAACTCGTAGTCCCCTAGATTTGAGACCACCGGGGAGATTGGATAGGCTTCCAGCGTCCACGAGCTGACGTATAAGGCTAGTACCAGCTTTAGCATAGCCACCGATAATGTGAATAAGTCCGAGTCCATAAAAACCAAATCCGGGGACGTACACATAGTGCACGAAATGTTGACGTTTTAGCGTCAAAGGATCGTCAGGGTTCCAGTTGCGGCGTATCGCCAGCACTTCGCCTGTACCTTTCTCAAGCGTTACCACATAAGGCTTTGCGATCTGTAGATCATCGCTGTCGCCCTCTGCATCCATGCCGTCCACACCGTCAATAATCAGGTCAGCATGAACCTCAAGAATGGTGTAGCGGTCGTCCGAAGTGAGTGAGATTCCCGATTGTTCGGCCTTCGCTTCCTCAATATCGCTAAAAAACGACACCGGGTCGCCCAACTCTACTTCTCTGTAGAATCCAGCGGCCTGTAGCTTGATTAACTCGTTTTTTGTCTTGCGCATTACATGCGTAACACGCTCCGCAGACTCAATATTAGAGGCTCCGTAGGGGACAATTACGTCTTCAGCAGGGATATATAAGGATACTTGACGGTCCAAATTGGGGTCAAAATACACCTTTTTGAAGGCTGAACCGGCCAATCCTAGGCTATATAGCATACGCTCATGTTCAGGGCGGTATTCTACCATAACCTCAGTTAATTCATAGTTCATATCCGTCTTAACGCGGAGCGCGGCATCTTCTTTTTCTTTGGTTATTTCGCCGAGAATTTTAGTCTTGACAGGACCGGCGGCTGGAAAAGTCTCACTCATGGCCTCAGCTTGGAAACGGATAGCGGCTTCGGCGAGGATATTAGAGTAGACTCCGCAGGCATTTTCCCAAGGCTCGACACGCTCTTCGTAGTTAAAGCCAATAACATCAAGACCTTTTACGTAGCTATCAGCCCAGTCGCGGCGGGCGGACATGTCACCTTCGATAGCTTCACACAGATCGCTGGAAATTTCCTGTAGCTGTTTGTCGTCAAGATAGTCAGCAAGGTTTGCGTCAAAGGGGGCTGCGTCAACCTCTTTTATTTCTTCGCCAAAGCTAATCTCAACGCTGCCGTCTTCAAGCTCTACCATCACGGGCAGGTCTTCGCTTGTGGCTATTGTCATATCGACCATAGCATCAGGAGCCATCTCTTCGCCCATCGGGGCCATTACATCCATCCCCGTAGGGGCGGTATACAAACTCTTCTCGATTGCCATGGTATTGTCCTAGTTGGTTTTATTTGCGCCTTGCGCCATAGCCGGAATCTGATAAGTTGGGTGGCCCGCCCCGGAGAAAATCCTCCATAAACTCATCGAACGGTACGAACCGCCCTTGAACCTTATCGAACACCTGCGTCTCACCAGCACGCACCGCACGGTTCGGAGGGAGTTTATCTATGGGAAGGCGCACTGTTTGCCCCCCTCGCCCGCGCCATGGACGCCCAAATATCCCCTCTTTATCGCGGGGGGAGAACCACTTTTTGGGGTTTTGCGGGGAACCAAACGCCGCTCCTTCCTCCGAAGGCAACATGTAGCCGCGCTGGTGCATATCATATAGCTCCGCCTCCGTCATATCCCTGCTCGCGTGGGTGGCTTGGCTTCTACTGTACATGGGGCGTCCTGAAATAATATTGCCAATAGATTCAGGGGGCGTAAGGTCTGGCCACACCACTACGTTCTCAACTTTGGGTCGGCGTAGCATATCGACGTTTCTAAGTGCTGTCCTACCCGCCCCGGAGATCATATCCCCTACACCGGGCACTAACCCAATCGCGGTCAGTGCAGCGAGTAGCGCGGCAGTACCATAGTTTTCTTCACTTGCCGCATCGTACGCATCCTGTGCAGTCATGGCATCCCCCACTCCGGGGGTCATACCAGCAGCACCACCCAAAAGAGACGTTATACCCGCTCTCAGCTCCTCGCGCTTGTCTTCCGGAATACGCGCTAAACGACGGTTCTGCTCGGGGCTACGCCCACCACTCCAGTCTTGTTTTGCCATGTTCTTTACCTATATAAGCCGCCAGCGGCCCTTGGAGTAGTTAGCGGGAGTTTCTGTCGGGGCGTTTATCATGCCGCCTTTGGCTTTGTTGTTTTTGTTGGCATTATTTATAGCATCCCACTGTTCTTCTGTGACAAAGCGTGGGCCGGGAAAGGGTTTAAATTTTATACCTTTTGTTTTATCTCCGCCCCTAAGTGCTGTGTCAATAATATCGAAGTACTCCAAATCATTGACTTCGCCCCAATTTCCTTCGTTTAGGAAGTCCAACACTGATTGGGTAACCGTCTCTTGGTACTGAGGGTCGCGGCGTGCGTATTCTTCGGCTCTGGCGCTATTAAAATCGTTACCCGGTGGTTTTAATTCCAGTATGTCTGGTGGTGCTCCCTTCGCATCTCTTGTGTTTTTCACTATAGCCGCCTGTACATGTGGGCGACCATCAGCGTCCAATAATGCTATCAGACGGCTGTTACCCGAGCCGTAGTGCTCAGCCATCGCCCCATCTTGCGTACACCATCCACCAGACTTTCCAATGGAAGTGCAAAGCGTCATACCTTCCCTGTCTACTGTATCAGGAACGTCCACCCATTTTCCGCCGGGTTTGTCCACGAAAGATAGGTTGAGATTAGGGGCTTCGAGTCGGGGGGTGGCCTGTAGGTTAGTCATCATTCCTGCACTCTCCGCACGGGCCGCCTCTTCCGCACGCCACGCGTTTATATTCCCTACCTTTTCAGATATCTGTGGAACCGTCATGCGGTCTAACTTATCTGGGTCTATGCGCAGGTGCTGTGGCAGAGTGGTATTGGGGTCTGTGGCGTTTGCAAGTTCGTCTATAAGATGCTGGAAATTTAAGTCTTTTAGGCGGGCTTGGTTAATGCGATAAACTCGGCTTTTTGGGTCTATTTTTTCTAACCACGGGTTTAGTTCGCGAATGGCTTCGTTTTTACCGAACCTTGAAGAACCCATAAAGAACGCTGGCGTGCTCCCGGATATAGAAGTGTCGGCCATTGACTCCCAATCAGACCCACGCGGAGTCGTAGCATATCCCTCTATCGGGAAGCCCTCCCGATATCGTGCCCGCCGTGTATTAGAAAAACCAGCGCCACCGCCCAGTGGTTCCATGTGCATCCTTCTGCCCGAGTCCGCAAGCGCAAGCATCGGGTCTTCAGGAGTGCCCATCTCATTTTTTATGTACTTATTGAGCTTGGTGTCGATCCAGTTATTAATCGCTCGTTCATTGGGTGGCAAGAGATCGCGGTAAACGTCAGGGTATTTGTCTCTAATAAAATACTCCAAGTTTTCTGCGTAGTCTGGGTCGGAAAACCCCTGATATTCGTTGGGTTCTATGATGTCTAAGAATTCATCAATAATTTTTTTCGGTGCATCGTAGACGTCAGCAGGCGTTTTAAAGTTTTCTGTCTGGTTTTCTATGGAATTTCTCAACCAATTACCACCTTTCCGCTTAACTGCCATACCAGCGACAGCGCCCTCGACAGGGGAACTAAGGGCCAGCCCACTACCCATGGTGTTCATAGCAGTCTCAAGTGTTTCGTCCGGGGATATAGGTACCCCTTTTGCGGCGGCTCCGGGAGCAGCGGCTGTTTTCAATAGGCTGTATAGAGCTTCCGGGACGGCCAGTTGTAGATTACCCTCGTCACGTGACCCGGCAACGGGGAGCATAGCGGCCCTGTCCAAACCCGGCTCCAACCCAAACGCAGCATACAGCTCTTGCTCCAGTGGGGTGGCGTCCTTGATCCGCTGGTTGAGGTTTGCTTCCATCAATAGCTCATAGGCACCTTTGGGCGTCTCCTCACGTTCCGGTATTCTCTCCCGCCTACGGCGCATGTTTGGACTTTCCCAGTTAGCCATGTTACCGGCCCCCTAAAAAATTTATTATATCGTCAAAAGTCATTTCTATCTTGCTTTTTGGTTCTGCGGAAGGAGAAGGCAGTCTAATCCCGTACCGCTTTGCTTTTTCAGGAGTTAGCCATCTTTTAAATTCATCCTGAAGTGTTTGTATACTTTCTCTCTTATCTGGGTTTGACTCAAACTGGGAAGCCCACACTTCGTGCTCCCTACGTGTGGGCAGCGCGTCTCTGACGTAATATTCGTTGTTAGTGTCCGTGGCATAGTCAAGGTAAGGGTAGTCGAGAACTATATCCGAACGATATTTTTTCATTATCGCGTTTTCGTTATCCCTAAGCCGCTGGGCACGTTCTTGGTACTTTTCTTTTATAAAATCGCGCATCGCCGGACTATCCATGCCCCTATGCGCCGTCTCATGTATAAGTACTTGGTTAAAGCCCCCCGGTTCGTTCCCATACTCGCTCGATCTTTTACCTCCTTCCATCCTAGTATCGCGGTACTTACGCGCACCTTTAGTATTTTCAAACGTCTGGAATACATTAGGTCCTTCCCCCGGCGCTGGTCCTTCTCCTATAAATTGAAGAAGCGTATTAAACGCATCGTTTTTTCTCGTCACGTCTTCTTTATCGCTGGAAGGCACGTAGTACCCACCTAAATTGGTGCGTGTATACTCTTCGTCTTCCGGGCCTCTGGGGATTATAAATTCTGGGCGCATCATGAACGTCCCTACCTTTGCCCTGTTCTCACCTCTACCCAAACCAAGATACGGGAGAAGGCCATACAACCCACCAAAGCGGGAATCCGGCGGAAGTCTATTATTTACTTCTGTCCAAAACTCTTCGTCGGCCATATCACGCGAGGCTTTGCGTGCGGCTTCCATACCTTGTGGGTATAGCTTTTTAAGTCTGTCTTCTGCCATTAGTAGTATCCGCCGCGTCGTCTGTATAGCGGTTCCTCGTCTGCCTCATCTGTGGGTAAGCGGATAAACCCGCCTTGACGAAACCGCATTAAAGCCATTATTGTGCTATCCACTAAGTCGTCGTGTGATACAAAAGGGAACCCGGCTACTTCCTCTACGAGTTCTTCTGCCCAACGTGTTTGTGGTACCCAAACTAATCCAGAGCTTACTATATCAGCAACTGAGTTTAAACGCGCTATTTTATCCCCCGAACCCCTATGTGGTGTATACTCCTGAACCACCAATCCCATCCTACGCATTTCTTGGTATAGCGGCGTACCGCTACTTTTCTTTTCCACAATAAACGCATCGGGTTCCCAAGACTTAAACTCTCCGTATGCCAACTCTTTTAACTCAGGAAACTCTACCCGCTTCTTGATTGAGTTTAAGAGTATGATCGAATAGCGGTTCTCTTCTTCATTAAAGAAAACACCCCACGTAGTTAGCGCCGTGTAGTCCGCCCTATTGTTCTTCTCCGCCGCAGCGTCCAAAGACATAATCACATACTCGCATCTAGGCGGGTCTTCGTGCTTCCACTCTTGCCACCACTCACGCTTAACAATAGCCGCTTCTTCTGCGGTGGGTTTCTGTTGGTACTGCGCGTTCCACTGGAATAGCGGCATTGATGCTTTGGTTCTGTACAAGGCATCTAGGTTAAAAAACTCAGGCCAGAGGGGCTTTTCTATGGTTTTAGTTACGATTTTGCGTGTGTCTGGGTCTTCGACTTCCTTTTCAATCTCCAAAATCGCTGGAAACTCTACCACTTCGTACTCATCAGCCAGATCAGACTGAGCCATGTCCCTAGTCACGCGTCCGGTCAGGTCGTCCAAATGCCAGCGAGTTTGTACTATGGCAACGCGTCCGGCGGGCATCAAACGAGTTCGTGCTCCGTAGGTAAACCACTCATAGGCTTTATCGAAAACATCCAAGTTTCCGTTAATAATGTCTTGTTCGTTGTGCGGGTCGTCGATAAGAAGCAAGTGAGCACCACGACCGGCGAGTGCTGAACCCACACCACACGCAAAATACTCTCCCCCTGCGTTAGTATTCCACCTACCTGCTGATTTTGAGTCCTGAGCTAGCTGGACGTTGGGAAAAATGGCTTGGTACTGCTCTGTCCCTATTAAATTTCGCACTTTTCGACCAAAATCTACCGCAAGATCAGTAGTATGCGAGACCATCAGGACTTTTTTGTCAGGATTTCGTCCTAAAAACCACGCCGGAAAGTAAATAGAGATGAGTTGGGACTTACCGTGGCGCGGGGGCATGTTTACGCAGACCCTATCTTTACCAGAATCAGGCAGTTCTTCGCCTTCCTCGTTGTAAGTCTTCCCTTTTTCGATCTCCATCAGCAGGTCAGCTAGGATTCTGTGGTGTTTTCCCACCTTATAGTCGGGCTGCATGGCACAACAAAAGGCAATCAAGTCATTATAAGACGCTTCTGCCCTCTTCCTAACCTCCAGCTCCTCGACAATCTTATATATCTCTGCCTGTTCCTCGGGGGTGTACGAGTTCAGGTTCTGTAGGAGCAGGTCTATTTCCTCTGGAGTAAACTCTGGAGGTGGTGGTCTAACCGTTAAGTCAGTCAACTGTGAATCTCGGCGAGGTGCCCGCATCTAATTATCTTCTTCCTCTGCCTCGTAAACCCCTTCCGCGTTTTGTTTGAGCACGGTTAGCTTCTCTCTGAGTTTCTCCCGTAGCTCGTCCGCAGTCTGGTGGGTCACTGTGATTTCTTTGCGGTCTGTGAACAGACCAACGTCAGTCATCTTCCCCAAAAGCTCCAAAGCCCGGATGCGTATTCTTGCGTCGGGGTTCTCGGTTTCGAGTATGAGCTTGTTTGTTACAGTATTGCGGATTTCAGCAGCGTGGGTTGCCACTAGTTGGCCGAATTCCTTGA